GCGGCCTTACCTGCATAGGCCAATTGCTCGGCGTTAAATGGCATGATTGTATCCTCTTAGGTTAACAAATAATGTCGTTTGCCCTAAGCCCTGCGATGCCAGATTACGCAGTTGCCGGTGACGATGCCCGGCTACGTCAAACGTGGTCTTAGGCTGACCACGCACGGGATTATACGAAACTGCTGTATTGACTGTCAAGTCACCTGTCTTTGGGGTACTCAGGAGAGCCGTATAGCTTGATCCTCATGAGCCTTTCTTCTTGGTGCGTTCTCTCGCAGTGACCCCTATCCCAGTGCATGAAGTCAATGACTGGTGCGGCATACCGTGCAAATGTGTTCTTGCGGGTGTACTTCTCTACCGTGAGCCAGCGGCCAAGCAAACCCGAAACTGTCTCGCGCGCCCGCGCGTGTGGGAAAAAGAGCAGCGCACATACGAGCATGTTGACCGCTAGATAAACTGGGAAGACTATCCTTGCTATCGTCTCCCAGACTATTTTTAGCTTGGTCATCTTTCTGCCTTTATCGCTGCCGGCGACGACTCAGAGAATGACTTGTGCTTCACTTTGTAGCGACGCAGAATCAACCGGAAGGCGTCCTCTGGTATCAGCTTGTAGTGGTCGAACAGCCAGATCAGAATGCCAACCATTTCTTTGCTGTGATCCGGTATGTCCATACCGAAAGTCTGATCGCAAGCTACGTGTGCCAGCTCGTGCAGAATCAGGTACGGGTTCCGCGCGAACCGTTCCGGGTTGACGCTGATCGTGACCTTTTCTAGCTCGTGAGTCTCACCGTCGTAGAGCACGTCATAGCGCCCGTGATCTACAGTTGGCAATTCCTCTGACATGGTGCGCAGCGTTATGGGGATGAGTCCATACTGCTTACGCACTCTCTTGATGAGACGTAGTGCTTGCGCGTGCGTCATCTGCGCACGAAAGAACGGCTTGGACGATAGGCTACGCTCTGCTTGGTAGAGTGCTTCGCGTTGTGGGTCCGTCTTAAACCGTCTGAGTTTCCTTACCACAGACACGACGGCTTAGTCGTCTATGCTGCCGCCGAGCGACAGTTCAATAGCTTCTGCCATGCTGCTCGGTTGCTTTGAACCTTCACCCGCTGGTGACTTCGGTCGCAACGGTGTCGGTACTTTTGGCTTCGGTAGTACCGCTGCTGCTTTGGGAAGCTCCAACTTGTTATACGATTCCTCAAACGTGGATTTCCACAGCGACGGGTGGATCGTTCGCATCACTGAGCGCAAAGCAGGAACCAAAATGTCTTTCTTTGCTTTCCACTGTGGGTCAGCCTTGTGTGCATTTTCAAAGACAGCAAGCTCACCTTTAGCGTCGGCGACAGCTTGATTGATGTCGTCGTCAGCCGCCGCATTTGCGTTGTTTGTCGTTGTGCGTGCTGCACTAGCTGCTTCGCGCGTGCGTGTATTCGCAATTTCGATAGCACGGTCGCCGGTAAGGGTGCCCGCCTCTATCTCTGCCTGCAAATCTGCGTGAGCTGCCAGCGGGTCAATGCCGGGAATAGTTTCGCCCAGTTTAGCCGCCATAGTAGCCAACTCAGTTTGCATGACTGCGAACGCCGCGCGTTGGTCTGCTTCGTCGGTGCTGTTGAACAACTTCATGAAGCCAAGTACCTGACCGTACTGCTCGCCCGTGGTGCCAGTGTCCTGCACCATCGTAATCATTTCATCAAGGTCAGTCGTGCGCTCAGTGACGCCGGCTTCGGCAACTTTGACCCGGTCAGCTAGTGACCGAATGCGTTCTTGAGTCTTCTCTGCAAGCTCTTTCGGAATGGGGTCATTGACATGGTCAGGTTGCGCAGCTTGTCCATCATCGTCGGCGGGTGTATCTCCGTCCTTAGCTGCTGGTTTATCTCCCCCCGGTAAATCTTCCTTGTCGCCATCCTTCGGTTCAGGATCACCCTCGCCGTCAGCCGGCTCGTCGCCCGTGGGCTCGTCGTCGCCGCCTTCGTTTTCGGGGTCTTTTTCCGGGTCATCTTCGCTTTCGTCAGCCGGTGTGACATCGTCTTCGTCTCCTGTAGGTGCAGGCTCGTCCGCGCTCGTGTCGAGCCCGACAGTCTGTTCATCAATAGCTTCACTTACCGCGTCGAATATATCCGGCTCCGGTTCTTGTTCTTCGTCGTTACCGTCGCCGTCAACTACGTCGTCTTTGTTGGCTTCGTCAACCATCTTGTTTCTCCTATTATTTTATTATTAAGCTGTAGGTGTTCCAGTTGGTGCTTGCTGCCCTTTTGTTTGTGGTGTGGCTTGCCCGCCAGTATCGCCCATCGGGAGTGCCCCGGCAGGTGTGGCCGCGAGCTTCGGCAAGAAGCGGTCCAAGTTTGTTCGGTCGCCCATGCGCTGCATCGTTTCTTCAAGCAGCTCAGTGAGGGCTTCGGCGAGCGGTATGTTACCAGTCGCGTGCGCCTGTTGAATGATGACCATAGTTTCACGGAGCAGTGGCATGATGACTGACCATGACTGCCGTTCCTGTTCCTTATTCGGTGCGCCTGTCGAGCCAGCTTCGATGTCGAGATTGAGCTGAGTAACGATAGCCTCAAACGGTAGGTCTTCAGGCCAGAAAGAAAGTTCGCCCGCGATACCTACGACGTACTCAGCGGGCAGCGCTTGGATAGCCAGCTCGGCTGTGTACTGCGCCAAGTCTGTGAGCATGTCTTCCTGTGTGTCGCGATCCGCGCCTGTGCGCGAAGCGAAACCCTGCTGCTCAATGTTCGCTTCCGTGGCAGTCTTCTGACCACCGGCTTGTGACAGCGCTTCTTGCACGCCGCTCAGTCGTTCCATGTCGCGGATTGACGAGGACGTGTCGTAAATTCTAGGATCGTATCGGCCAACCGGCTTCTCAGCGAACGAGTCCGAGAGCTTGCCCCCGGCTATCGGCTGTACGCCGACGTACTCTTGCTCGACTGCGCCTTCGATCTTCTTGATGTCGTCCGGTGAGATTGTGCCGGCGTCGAATATGGTGCCCGGTATCGACCGACTGCGCGCGAGGCGCCCGGATGATCGCGCACTTGAATACTCGTCCTGCAACTTGCTCAGTCTGCCAGACAACGACTGCGGGTGACGGTCGCCGTCAACCTCGAACAGTGCAATCAGGAAGTACGGGTAAAATCTGGATGTCGCGTGCGCTGGTTGGTACGGCTCGCGTGCCCACCGGGTAGAACCATCAACGATTGTCTTAACGTGGTTATCGCGCTTGTCCCACAATTCGATCACTCGGACGAACGGAATTTCATCACCGTCTGTCTCTGTTGACTGTGTAAACTTTTCGGCGTCCTTAGCTGTTACGTCGCCCATACGCGCGCCGTCTTCGTCGTTGACTTTGCGTTGGTAGAATATCTTTGCGTTCTGCAAATCTTCCGCAGTCAAGCGCTCAAACATTCCACGAACGTCACACTTCTCGACGAACATCTGATTGGCTACCCAGTTCGCGTCGAGGTAGTCGCTCAGTTCAGAAACGTCGAGGCTGACTTGCACGTCTTCGCCCCTGACAAAATCGAGTGCCAACCCTCGTCGAATAACTACTTCGAGTTTTTCTGTCAAACTCGCTGAGAGCAATTCTGCCTCTTGAATTTTTAAGTCCATTTCGTCTTTCGACAGCCCGTCGTCTTCCTTGATTTCTTTCTGGGTTGCCATCAGGCGGGCCATGTTGTCTTGCGCATCGTTCAGGTCTTTCTCGACGAGCGGGTCATTCTGCGACTGTGTCACCATGATGCCCTTGAGCCAACCGGGACCAATCGACAGACTCGAACGTAATGCTTTGCGCACAGCTTTTTTCAGCCGCGCATCTTTCCACAAACGACGAATCACAATCTTCATTGTGTCGGCAAACATTTCTGCACTTTCGTCTGGGGTTCTCCCGACTTGCTCGCCGGGCTGTGAACTGACTTCTGGATTTTTGGCAAATAGGAAGCTGACGAGGATGTCGATGAACGTGCCAATCATGTTCGCATCGACAGCCCAATCTGGGTTAGCTTTACCGGAAGCATACAGTCGATCTTCTGCGTACGCTTTGCGCGCGTCTTTGTCGAAAGCTCGCGCGGTAGTGTAAGATTTTAAGATTGCCTTAACTGCCTTGGCTTCTTGCCGGTCAGCTTTCTTCTGTTCGGAAGTTCGTTCGTCAGTCATATTGGTTATCTCCAAGATCGGGCGTATTCTATCAGAATTCTCATCTGTATCGTACCCCCTGCTTCTGTTTGGCCTCATCGTACTCTAGCCACTCTGCTGTGAACGGCTTGATGCCTTGCTTTTTCACAACTGTCTCAACTCTCACATCGCGGAACTGATCCATCGCGCGACCAATCAATCCTACTACGTCCGCTTTATCGTCGTATCTGCCACCTGAATTCATAGTCGCAAGCTGGTCAACCAGATCGTGCGCCCACGGCTCGTCAGGCAGCCAAACATGTCCGGCGTTCAGTCGTGCAACGAACGCCGCAACTTTCGCGCGCTTATCTTTCATGCTCGGCAGTGCGCGTATGTCAACGTACACGCGACGCTCTTTCATCATCTTATTGATGAGCGGACGGACAGCCTTGTCGATGTTGCCGCCTTCGTTAAACCACATACGAATCAAATTAGGTCTGGCGCCGACAACCATGTCGAGCATCGCGTCAACTGAAACGTCAGGCGTCTTCTGTCCAGTCCACGAGCGCAAACCCCACAGATCGCCGCCACCATCTTGACCCCAAATCTGATGCTCCGAGAAGTCGCCGCCCTTATCTGTGACTGCGTAATCCGACGCACCGTACAGCGCCATGTTTTCAAATGGTGGTTCTTCGCCGCGCTTGTACCAGTTAATTTTCGAGCGGTCGATGTCGCCACCTTCTTCTGGTGCCGGACGTTGCTGATACAGGGACGCCCATACGCGGCGACCTTCTCGGCCCGCTGCATTTTCAAAAATTCGCCAATGCTGTTCGGGGAAAAACTCAGGCCACAAGTATTCGCCGATTTCGCGGCCAAGCGGATCGTCAGGACGTTCGGCTTTTGCCGGGATGTTTAAGACGAACCACATCATGCCGTCGCGACATTTAATGTAGCCGGACTCACCATTGTAATCTTCTGGAAGAATGCAGCCGGCCAAATCCTGCTGGTTCCATCGCGTCATGATGAGCATGACCCACGCGCCCGGAAGTAGCCGGGTGAGTATGTCATCTTGATAGCCGTCGAGAGTTTTTTGTCGTGTCGTCGGTGAGTCGGCTTCTTCGCGCCCGGCGACCGGGTCATCAATGGTGACGCCTGACGCTCTGTTACCTGTGATGCCGGCCATGATGCCAGCAGCCATGTATTCGCTTTCGTTACTGAGCGACCAATCGTCAGTCGCGTCGCGGACCATACTAACAGGATTGTCCCAAATTTGACTGTACTTGTCGGACTTGCAAAGTTGGATCGCGCGACGCGACTGCTTCTTTGCAATCTTATCTGCGTAGCTCGCAGTAATCAACCTTGACTTTGCCTTTCGTCCCATTTCCCACGAGGACGCCACGACTGTCAGTAGTGACGACTTCGCGCTGCCGGGCGGGAGAAAAAACATCGCGCGCCCGAACGGTGTGTTCATCGTGTTCTGCGCAGCTTCCAAGATGAGCGCATGGTGGAGTGTCATCAGGTCGCGCGCCGGGCCGAGTAAATCTTCGTCCGGGCACATCGCATCCATCGGCGCACCGGGTATGTCGATGTTGAGCGCGAACGAATGCAGAGACTGCTGAGAGCGTTTCCGCTTCAGCAGTTCAATGGCAGCTTCTTCTTCAGTGAACGCTTGTACTCGCGCCATCTGATGTTACTCCGCTATGATGTTGGGTAGAACGTTGTTGGCGGCGTGAAGTTCTCTGTGTATCTCGCTAGACCTTTAGAAATACGTAACGCCCCCATGTTGCCGTCAAAGTATTGTGAGCTGACGTGGCTCCCCATTGATGGGCCGAGGGTGGCTCCTGTCATGTCTGTTGAATCAGTAGCGGTGGAGCCAACCTGCACCCCGTTCATAAAGACTCGCAAATCAGTTCCGCTGCGGCACAAGGCCAAGTGGTACTGCAAGCTGTCAGTGATAACGAAAGCCTCTGTAAATATCGTGGCGTCCCCATAGCCGACGTTTATCTTGTCACCGGCAGACGGGTTCATCTGTATCCACCAACCTCTCGCAGTCGATTCGCTGTCGTAACATGATATTAGAACCTGCGCGAAATTCGATACGTCAAACAGGACTCCCAATTCTATAGTGAAGTCGCCTGTACCAAAATCCCAGTCAGCGTGGTCTGGGTACGTTATCGCACCACCACCACCCCCTGAACCGGGGAACCTTATAGTGTTCTCGCCGAGGTACTGTACGTCCGTGTCAACTTCGGGATTTCCTACGAACGTCTCGTCATGTGCGGAGTTTGACAGGTCAGTAATGTTCGTAGCCTCGTCCGCGCCTGCAAAGTCTAGCAGCAGGACAACGCTACCAAAATCTGAAAGTTCTGTGGGGTAGAATTCTGACGGTGGTGTGAAGTTTGTTGTGTATCGACCGACACCTTTAGTGAGTCGTACGGCGCCGATGTTTCCGGTCACGGACTCAGTCGAAACTCGTGCGGCGCCCACGTTAAAGCCCGTGGTGCCTTGGAAGATTTTACCTGACCATGTAGTCGCTGTGCCTAGCTCTACACCGTCCACAAACATTCGCAAGCTGTTGCTCGTGCGACATACCGCGATGTGATACCAAGTGTCTGTGCTCGGCACCCAAGTTTCGGCCTTTTCGCTTACGCCTGTGTTGACGAAAATTAGTTCGCCGCCCGAGACGCGTATCCAAGCACCAACGGTGCCGTCGAAATTGGAAAGCAAACTCTGCGTGCCGGCAGTAGAAGTGAAACGTACTCCGCATTCCCATGTGAAGTCGATGTTTGCCAATACTTCCCAGTCGATGTCACTTGGAAACTCTAACCGGCCTGTGCTGCCCGCTAGTATCAGAGTGTTCACACCTAAGAAGGTCAGGTCAGTGTCAAGCACCGTGGAGCCTATGAAAGTTTCTACGTGAGCGCTGTTGGACAGGTCAGTAGTGTCCGTACCTTCATCGGCACCCGCGAAGTCGAGTAGGAGCGTGACTTGGTTGAAAAAATCATCGCCCGAAGGTGCGGCGGGTGCGGCACCACCACCTGCACCTGCGCGTAAGTCGCGTGCCCGGACAGCGCCGAGCCCCGATAAAAATCGTCTTGCCATGATTAGACCAGTTGTTCGACTTGGATGATCCCGCCTGCTGCGGCGGAATCAATGAACGCCAAGTGCGTCTGAAGCACGTCGGATATTACCGGCACTTCGATGATCTGAACGCCAGCTTGGAACAGTCGGCTATTCACACCGTCGTTGCCGATGGTGCTCGTCGCGTCAACTGCGCCTGTACCGAACATGATGTAGCAATCCGTTGTCGCCGAAATCTCAATGAGCTTGGCGCCTGCGGGAATAACTAAGCGGTCTGTCGTGCCGGCAATCGTGCCGCCAATGCGGTTGGAGCCGGTCTTAACTTGGAGAGCTGAACGACGGACGAATACGTATTCGCCTTCAGCGGTTGCTTTATCTAACATTGTATGATCCTCGGACAGTCAAAAGATATAATTCCGTATCGCCCGGCGATAATACGCTTTAGGTGCCACAAATGTCAAC